AGTTCAAATTTTGAGTTTTGGTTCACCGCTGCAAACTTCTTGCAGTATGGTGACGCTCTTCGCGTGGTTCGCGCAGAATCAGGCATTCTAAACGCTGGTGCAAACAGTGGTATCCTCATTCGTGACGATGACCATTATGAAGACAGTTTTGCTGATGGGTCAGGTTCTCACGGTGAGTGGACTGCTCGTACCGCTGGTACTCATGGTAATTCACTTGGTGTTGATATTTGCGGTAGCGCAAGGGCATTCAGTCAGCAACTTGGTTCTCTTAACCTAGTTAATGGTGCTGGTGCAATTGGTGATCTATCAATTACAGTTGATGACCAAAATGCAACTGATGCGTCAATCATAATTGGTGACATTATTCAGTTCTACGATGCAAGTGCTATTGTTGCAACATCTGACGGTGCAATCACAGTAGCTACCAAAAATCTTGTGGTTGATGGTAACACTGGTACAATTGCAGTTGGTGCGCGAGTTCTTGGTGCAGGCATCTCTGATGGTGACGTAGTGGTTAAAGTTGCCACGGTTACTGATCAGCAAAATGTCATCCTTGATAAAGCAATCACAGTTGCCGACAATATTCCTCTGGTGTTTTCAGCAGCTGCTGGACATGACAAAGTGGAATCCGGTAACGTAGAATATGAAGTTACAGCAATTTCTTCTGAAACTCTCACCATTCGGGTTCTTGATGATCCTGCTGGTGCCGGACTTCAGACAATTATTCCTGATAACTCTCTAGTTCGTCGTCGTTGGCGTTTCAGTGATCTATTTGCTGAAGCTCCCGGCACATCTGCTTTTTCAATTGCGAACGGCCGCGGTGAACTAGATGAACTTCACGTTGCAGTTTATGACAAAACAGGTGACATTACAGGTTTTGATGTTGATGTTAAAGGACAACGCACAGCAGCAATCATCGAAGTGTTCCCAGCAATGTCTAAGAACCCAAGTGGGAAGACAACACAGGGTGGTAATAACTACTATGCAGATGTTATCTTCCGTAGTTCTGGATTTATTTACTGGACAGATCATCTTACTGCTGGTTCTAACTGGGGTACAGATATTGCATCAGGTACGGACTATACACTTGTAAGTGGAGTTTCTGTTGATACACTAACTGGTGGAACGGATGATTACTCCGTGACTGCTGGTGAAATGGAACTTGCATATGACAAGTTTGCTGACTCAGAAAATCTTGACATTAACCTAGTTATGGGTGGTCCAAGTTCTGCTGTTGCAGATACAGAAGCTGGTCAGGACACACATGTTACTATGATCACAGACCTTGTTGAGTTGCGTAGGGATTGCGTTGGTTTCGTATCTCCTTATCGTGCTGCAACAGTTGGTGTAACATCATCCATCACTCAGACAGAAAATGTCAAGGATGCGTTTGACAAATGCCCATCGTCTTCGTACATGGTATTCGATAGTGGATACAAGTACATGTATGATAAGTATAACGATGTGTTTCGATTTGTTCCTTTGAACGGTGATACTGCTGGTCTTTGTGCATTTACAGATGCTGTTGCAGACCCTTGGTTCTCACCGGCGGGCTTTAATCGTGGTAGTGTTCGCAGTGCAGTTAAACTTTCTTATAACCCACAGAAAGCAGATCGTGACATTCTCTACAAGGCTCGGATTAACCCAGTGGTTGATTTCCCCGGTCAGGGTGTCACACTCTTTGGTGATAAGACTGCTCTCTCCAAACCAAGTGCATTTGATCGCATTAACGTGCGTCGTCTGTTTCTTGTTCTTGAGAAGGCAATTGCCACTGCTTCTAAGTTCCAACTCTTTGAGTTCAACGATGAATTCACAAGGGCCCAGTTCCGCAATCTGGTAGAACCTTTCTTGCGGGATGTGCAGGGTCGTAGAGGTATTTTCGACTTTAAGGTAGTTTGTGACACAACTAATAATACTGGTGAGGTCATTGACCGTAACGAGTTTATTGGTGACATCTACATCAAACCAGCAAGGTCAATCAACTTTATTACACTAAACTTCATCGCCGTTCGAACTGGTGTTGCGTTTAGTGAAGTAGGAGGTTAATCATGTCAAATATAGATGAATTTAAAGCAAATCTAATCGGTGGTGGTGCAAGAGCCAACCAATTTAGGGTAACTATTACTCCACCATCAGGTATCGCAATCGGTCTTGATACTCGTAGAACTTCGTTTCTTGTAAAAGGTGCAGCATTACCAACCCGTGCTATCACTGAAATTCCTTTGAAATTCCGTGGTCGTACAATCTACATGGCGGGTGATGCAGCTGAACCAGAAGCTTGGGAAGTTACATTTCTTAATGACACTGACTTTATGATTAAGAATGCAATCGAACTTTGGTCAAATGGTATCAATGATTTCGCATTGAATACTGGTGTTGTATCCCCCTCTGACTATCAGACAGACTTAACTGTTGAACAGTTGGATCGTGACGAAACAGTTCTGAAGACATATATTCTTCGTAACTGTTGGCCAACGACAAGTGGTTCTGCAATTGAACTGAGTATGGATACTGAAAGTGCAGTTGAAGAATTCTCAGTTTCTTGGAGATATCAGCACTTTGAAGCTTCTGGCGTAAACTTCTAATTTGAACCTACTAAATAGAAGGTAGGAGACAGAAACATTATGGCGGAAATATTTGGCTTTACAATACAAAAAGCACAAAAGGATATGGGGCCTCGTGAAAAAACTTTCACGGACCCCACTCCTGATGACGGCGCGATTGAAATTGCTGGCGGTGGATTCTTTTCATCTGTACTAGATACAGATGGACGGGAACGCAATGAACTTGATCTTATTCGTCGTTACAGAGATATATCTATGCAATCGGAGTGTGATGCTGCGATTGAAGATATTGTGAATGAAGGTATCATTTCAAATCTGAATGATATTCCAGTTAACATAGACTTAACTAATCTACCCTATCCTGATAAAATTAAGAGACGTATGAGAGCAGAATTTAGTGAAGTTCTTCGTCTTCTCAATTTTAATGAGAAGGGTCATGACATTTTTCGTCGGTGGTATATTGACGGAAGGATGTTCTATCATAAAGTTATCGATAATAAAGACCCGCAAAGGGGTTTGCAATCGTTGAGATTTATTGACCCAAGCAAAATTCGCAAGGTTCGGGAAACAAAAAAAGACCCTGATCCAAGTGTAAATGGTATTGAAATGGTCACTAAAGTAGATGAGTATTATATCTACAGTGATAAAGGTTTTGCAGCGGCCGGTTCACAGGGTAATGATCAGGGAATTAAGATTGCTGCTGATTCGATAGTATATGTCCCATCAGGACTACTTGACAATAACTCAGGTCGAGTTATCTCATATCTACACAAAGCAATCAAACCAGTTAACCAGTTGCGTATGATTGAAGATGCGATTGTTATCTATCGTATCTCTCGCGCACCTGAGCGTAGAATTTTCTACATTGATGTCGGTAATCTACCGAAGGTCAAAGCAGAACAATATCTAAAAGATGTGATGAACCGTTATCGTAACAAGTTAGTTTACGATGCAACCACGGGAGAGATTCGGGACGACAGAAATCATATGTCAATGCTTGAAGATTTCTGGTTGCCGCGCCGTGAGGGTGGTAGAGGTACAGAGATTACGACACTTCCCGGTGGTTCTAACCTTGGGGAAATAGATGATATCGTATACTTCCAACGAAAACTATACCGTTCACTTAACGTGCCGATTTCAAGACTTGAAGCCGAAAACGGATTCAGTATGGGACGAGCATCAGAAATTACCAGAGATGAACTCAAGTTCACTAAGTTCGTACAACGTATTCGTAAGAAATTCACCCCCCTATTCACTGACCTGCTTAAGACTAACCTACTCCTTAAAGGTGTAATTGCACCGGAAGACTGGCCTCGTATGCAAGAGCATATTCAGTACGACTTCATGGAAGATGGTCACTTTGCAGAGTTGAAGGATGCAGAACTTCTCAATGATCGTATTCAGACACTTGATGGTATTCAGTCTTACATTGGGACATTCTTCAGTAAAGAATTTGTATTGAAGAAGGTACTAAATATGACTGATGCTGAAGTTACTGAAATGCGTGATCAAATGAAGAAAGAACTTGAGACTGATCCATTGGATGGTGGTATTGATATGCCAGATGGTGGTGATGGTATCACAAGGTATCCACAGGATGCTGGTGGTGGTATTGTAACACCAGAACAGATGCCAGATTATGAAGAAGAAGGAGATGATAATGAGTAAAGAATTTATAGACGCTCTTGTAGATGGTAACAATCTCGAAGCAGAGAAAGCATTTAGTATCACAATGGCCACTAGGGTCGGTGATGCTTTGGAAGTTAAACGGCGTGAATTGGCCAATACATTTGTCAAATATCAGGACAAGGAATTGGACGTTAATGAAACGGATTGAGGAAATCTATGAATCTACAGTTGTAGAACGGGATGAGCACAAGAAATCTAAGCAATATAAGCGTCTTTCACCTAAAATGAAGGATGCAGTGGACGATTTGTTTAAAAAAATGGATGCGAAACCTTCAGATTTCCTAAATAGTTTCGAAAGAACTATAACCGATATATCTAAGAAATATAAAGTTCCTGAGAGGGAACTTCTTGGGTACTTTGAAAAAGAAATGTTAGCGATCTAGGGGATAAGAATGGCAATTGTTGCAAGAGTACTCAGAGATACCGTTGTTAATGCGCCGGGCGCTGGTGGTACAGTTACGCTTAAAGTTGATATTGAAGATGATGCTGCAGCCAATGGCGCTATTTTAGATGGAAGCACATTAGATGGACATGCGAACGGTGCAAAACTACACATCGCCAGAATTTGGTGGGCATTGACTCAAGGTAGTGCTGATGATGATACTGGTCATGTTGAAATTCAAGAAGTAGCTTCTGGAACAGATATTGTTCAGATTAGACTTGCCGGAACTGGACACTATGATGGTTCTGCTGGCGTTATCCCCGGCACTGCTGCAAACACAACCGCAACTTCTAGTGACCATGAAATAACTACTTTTGGTACATCTGGATTTATTATTATCGAATTTAAAAAAGACGAAAACTATACAGCGTAAGGATAGAACAATGAAACTATTTTCAGAGGCAGTCGAAGACGTAGAGTATATCTGTGAAGCAAAGGAAGACGGTAGTAAGAACTACAAGATTCGTGGTATCTTTATGCAGGCTGACATCAAGAACCGTAATGGTCGGGTGTATCCTATGGAAATACTTAATAAAGAGGTTACTAAATACAACAAGAACTTTATTAAAGAGAATCGTGCATTTGGTGAACTGGGACATCCAGACGGACCAACCGTCAATCTGGAACGTGTATCACATATGATCACATCTCTTACACCAGAAGGAAAGAATTTTATTGGAGAGGCGAAGATTATGTCTACGCCAATGGGTGAGATTGTGAAGAGTCTTATGGATGAAGGTGCAAAACTGGGCGTTTCCTCACGGGGAATGGGCAGTCTAGATCAAAAAGGTGGAGCAAACTATGTGCGGGATGACTTCTATCTCGCAACAGCAGCAGACATTGTTGCTGACCCCTCTGCGCCAAATGCTTTCGTAGAAGGTATTATGGAAGGTAAAGAGTGGGTTTGGGACAACGGTGCGTTGTTGGAATCAGAAATGATAGAGATGAAGAAAGAATTTGACGTTAAGAAACGTCGAAGAAACGCAACTAAAGAAGCATTGGCATTTGCTAAGTTTCTTAAAAGACTTTAATTTATAAATAATCATTACAAAGGTAAGGAGACACCCTATGTCAGAACTAGAACAAACAATCGAAGAGTTGGAAGCGGAAGTACTCGCTGAACTCGAAGAAGCGAGTGACCCCCAGACAAAGGGTGCTACTCCAGCCGAAGGTAAAAAGAAAATTGATGCGGTAACACCCGGTGGCGAAACCGAAGATGGTGGAGAACCCGTAGTAGAACCTGATGCAAAGAAATCACCAACAGATGTTGCTGGAAAGAAATCAAAAGAAATTGGTAGTGATGCACAGCAGAAGGGTGAAGGGAAACCTGATAAGCCCCAGAAACTTGCTGCTGGTCATGTACCAGAAGGTGAAGTTGTAACGGAAGCAAAACGCATGACTAAAGAAATGATGAAGAAAGAAATGATGGGTAAGATGGAAGGTATGAAAGCCGTCGAGCTTAAAGCTAACTACGAAGCAATGATGACCCCTGCTGAAGACATGGATGGAATGGATGAAGCTGCAATGGACGAACTCAAGAAACTTGAGGATGCCAAGTCAGAGATCGAAGAGAAGATCAAATCCATTAATGTTAAGGAAGACGTTGCTGCTCTCGTAGATGGCGAAGGTCTTTCTGAAGAGTTTAAGAACAAGGCAGCAACAATTTTTGAAGCTGCTGTCAAATCAAAAACCCGTGAGGAAATCTCTCGTATTCACGAAGATATGACTGGCGAGTTTGAAGTAAAACTGGAAGAGTCTGTTGATACTCTTACAGAAAAAGTAGATACTTATCTCAACTACGTTGTAGAGACATGGACTAAAGAGAATGAGTTGGCAATCGAGCGCGGTTTGAAGGGCGAGATTGCAGAGGACTTTATCTCTGGACTGAAACAGTTGTTTGAAGATCATTATATTGACGTGCCTGATGAGAAATATGACGTTCTCGAAGCACAGTCTGAGAAAATTGCTGAACTAGAAGAAAAGGTTAATAGTGTTATGGAGCAGAATATCTCCCTTACATCTGTTAAGTCTGGTCTGGTTCGGGAACAGGTTATCTCTGAAGCTTGCGAAGATTTAACTGATACCGAAATTGAAAAGTTCAAGTCTCTCACTGAAGATGTTGACTTTGCTGACGAAGAGTCCTTCAAAGCAAAACTCGGCACCTTGAAGGAAAGTTATTTCCCGAAGACGATTGTTGAACAAACTTTTGATGATGAAGATGGTGGCACCGCACAGGACATTGATACGACTGGAGCTATGAACGCTTATATGTCGGCAATCAGTCGTAACAAAGAGCGTGCCCAATAATATTATAAACAGATGTAATTACAAAGGAGAAACAAATGTTTCAGACAGAACATCTACAAGAAAAGTGGCAGCCAGTCCTAGAACACCCCGATCTACCACGGATTGAGGATTCTTATAAGCGGGCAGTTACTACTCTCATCCTAGAGAACCAAGAAAAAGCTATGCGTGAGGATCGCGGTTTCCTTACAGAAACAGCGCCAGTCAACAGCATGGGTGGCGGACAGATGGATACATGGGATCCGATTTTGATCTCATTGGTTCGTCGTGCAATGCCTAACCTCATTGCTTATGACGTTTGTGGTGTGCAGCCAATGACAGGTCCAACTGGACTTATCTTTGCGATGCGTTCCTCGCTCGCCTCACAGGACGGTGCAGAAGCCCTCGTTGATGAGTCGTTTCCTGATACTTCCAACCAGAACGCTGCCGGCACAATCGGTGGTGGTGATATTGGTACGACAGAGACTAACCCTGCTGTTCTTAATGACAGCCCTGTTGGAACTTATACTTCTGCAACAGGTATGACACGAGCTCAGTCAGAAGCCCTTGGTGATAGCGGTACGAACGCTTTCGCTGAAATGGCATTCTCCATTGAGAAGTCTACGGTTACTGCCGTTTCTCGCGCACTCAAAGCTGAGTACACGATGGAACTTGCACAGGACTTGAAGGCAATTCATGGTCTTGACGCCGAGACAGAACTCAGCAACATTCTTTCGACAGAAATTCTTGCTGAAATCAATCGTGAAGTCATCCGTTCGCTGTATGTTACAGCGGTTAAGGGTGCTCAGGTTAACACAACTACTGCTGGTGTATTCGACTTGGATACAGACTCCAATGGTCGTTGGTCGGTTGAGAAGTTCAAGGGTCTTATGTTCCAGATTGAACGTGACGCCAATGCGATTGGTCAACAGACTCGTCGCGGCAAAGGTAACATGCTGATTGTTTCGGCTGACGTTGCTTCTGCTCTTCAGATGGCTGGTGTTCTTGATTACACGCCTGCTCTGAATAACAACCTCGCGGTTGACGACACATCCTCCACATTCGCTGGTACGATGAATGGTCGTTTCAAGGTCTATGTTGATCCGTATTCTGCAAATGTTGCTGCTAGTCAGTATTATGTTTGTGGTTATAAGGGTACATCGCCTTATGATGCTGGTTTCTTCTACTGCCCATACGTTCCGCTTCAGATGGTTCGTGCGGTTGGTGAGAATTCCTTCCAGCCTAAGATTGGTTTCAAGACCCGTTATGGTCTTGCTGCTAACCCATTCGCTGCTGCGGGTGCGGTTGCTGCCGCTGACACGGTTAACACCGATGCGTCACTGGATGCTAATACAAACGCTTGGTATCGTCGCGTTAAAGTCGCTAACCTTATGTAAAATAGGGGAACTACTAAACTTGGGGGAGCATCTTGCTCCCCCTTTTTTTTGTTATAAATAGATACATGGCAACAGCATCATCCCCCCTCGCAAGACAACCAGACCAATTGGACTATGCTAGTCCAACTCAGTTTCGTTTTGGTATTAAACAATTACCAAAGGTAGAGTTCTTTACGATAAATGCAAACCTACCCGGTATTGAGGGTGCATCAGTAGATTTTGCAAACCCATTCAATAATATTCCAATCATGGGTGATAAACTCACTTACAGCGATCTTACTATCACATTTATTGTAGATGAGTTTCTGGAAAATTACCAATCTCTACATAACTGGCTTACGGGATATGGATTTCCATCAGATAGGTCTGAGTTTAGAAAACATAGAGATATTACATCAAACACACCCGCTGGTGGGTCAACACCGTCAGTTGATATTGTTGGTAATGCAACAGCAGATAAAGCAATGTACTCAGATGCATTTCTTATGATCCTGTCAAATAAAAACAATCCAATTCTAAACGTAAATTTTCAGAATGTATTTCCAATATCACTTAGTGGATTAAATTATACACAGGGTGCAACAGATGTTGAGTATATGACTGCTGATGTATCATTTAAATATCAAATCTACAAATTTGAGGGTGTCTAAATAAGAGTGAGCAGATTTGGTAAGCTTTAACATTTATCAAATCTTTAGACTTAATTTCTGGTGACAACTCGTTCGAACTCATCAGGGTCAAAATATCACAGAGAGAAACCAAACTGCTCACTTTTTTTATTATGAGGTAATTATGGATTTAGAAGTACTAAAGAAAACTGCAAGAGAAGACCTTCCTATAACTGATCTAGAACATATCGATCAGGAATCTTTCAAAAATCAAATGATAAAACGGAAGTGGTTGGACTTCAAGGCAGACTTTGAATTGCTTTTGGTCAAAGCTAAAACTGACCATCAACTCCTATATCGTCAGAAGTGGGAATACTACGGTGGTAAGGCAGATGCAAAAATTTACGCTGCAAAACCGTTTGACATTAGGGTTATGAAGACAGACCTTACAATGTACATTCAGTCCGACGAGGACATTCTTAGAATTTCAAATAAAATTGGGTACTACGATTCATGCGTAGACTACTGCAAGGGTGTGATTAAATCTATCGACAATCGTGGGTGGGATATTCGTAATGCAACCGATTGGAAAAAGTTTGAAGCTGGTATGATCTAATGCGTATATCAAAGAAGAATGAAGTCTATCTGATCCTAGATGATATGACAGATTCTACTCGACAAGAGTTGACAGAGTTCTTTACCTTTGAGGTTCCCGGCTTCAAATTTATGCCAATGTATCGCAGTCGAATGTGGGATGGAAAGATACGGTTATTCTCTCCAGCTACAGGTGAGATATACGTTGGGTTGCTTCAGTATATCAGGGGATTTTGTCAGAAAAACGGAATTGACTATATATTAGAAGAAGGAGTTGAAAATGAGCGGGTTATTGTTCGTCAGGTTGTTAGAGATTTCATCAGGTCACTTAAACCCAAATCTGGGGGGAAGTCTCTTAAAGTCCGTGACTACCAAATTGATGCCGTACATCACGGTATTTCCAGAGATCGTGCTCTTCTTGTTAGTCCTACTGCTTCGGGCAAATCACTCATAATCTACTCGTTAGTTCGTTATTATCATATGATGGGGTTAAAGACCCTGATATTAGTTCCCACCACCTCACTTGTGGAACAGATGTATTCAGACTTTGAGGACTATGGTTGGAGCTCTGGTACATACTGCCAGAAGGTATATCAGGGACATTCAAGTAGGGTTGAGAAGGACGTAGTAATTTCTACATGGCAGTCTATCTACAAACTGCCAAAGAAGTATTTTGAACAGTTTGGTTGTGTGATTGGTGATGAGGCGCATATGTTTAAGGCCAAGTCACTTACTGGCATCATGACCAAGTTACACCTATGTAAGTACAGATTTGGTCTTACAGGCACCCTAGACGGGACGCAGACGCACCAACTAGTTTTAGAAGGTCTATTCGGTCCTGTTGAAAAAGTCACCACTACAAAAGAGTTAATTGAGAAGAAATCTCTTGCTGACCTTAAAATCAAGTGTATTATTCTAAAACATGAGAATATACGAGAGAGAATGACTTATGCTGAGGAACTACAATTCCTAGGCGAACATGAACGTAGAAATCAATTTCTTGCTGGATTGTTGATGCACCTTCCCGGCAATACACTATGTCTATATCAATTAGTTGAGAAACATGGTAAACCATTACACGAAGCAGTTTTAAAGGCTCAGGACGAAGGATACTTTGATGACAAAATGCGAAAGATATTTTTCATCTATGGTAAAACAAGCACCACAGAAAGAGAAGATATACGATCTATTGTTGAGGGTGAAAAAAATTCTATCACCATTGCTTCGTATGGAACTTTTAGCACTGGCATTAACATTCGCAATATTCACAACATCGTGCTCGCAAGTCCAAGTAAGTC